ATCAGGAACTTTTAGAGACTCTGATGGATTAGCAAAATTATTAACCACACTTACCACAGGTCCCACAGGAAACTTTAATGATTCAGGTAATGGAGCACAAGGTAATTTGACAGGAACAGGTAACTGCTCAGGATCAGGTTGTCGAATAAGTGGTTTTGGTGGTGCCCCATCTTTTGCAGGAAATATAGCTGGAGGGACAGCAGGATCGTCTATTGGAAGTGGCACGAATGGTGGAGACGGATCTCGAGGATCAGGTGCAGGGGGCGGAGCAGCTCAAGTAGATAGCACGGGAGCAACTCTAGGTGGCACAGGCGGTGCGGGTGAAATGGTTTATAGATTTATGAGGGTAGCATAATGGCATTAGCAAATATAAAATTATTACCAGGTTTTGATAAAACAGAAACACCTTCAGGTGCTGAGGGTAAATGGATAGATGGTGACTTTGTAAGATTTAGATATGGTCAACCAGAAAAGATTGGTGGCTTTGTTGCAATAGGCGAGAAAACTATTTCAGGACCTGCTAGAGCACAACATACTTTTACAGATTTAGAGGGTAGAAAATATGCAGCTATTGGCACATCTAAACTTTTATTAATATATTATGGTGGTGAATATTTTGATATAACGCCGTTAGCTACAGCTTTGACAGGCGCTACATTTACTAGTTCTAATGGATCTAATACAGTTACAATAAATAAAACATCACACGGGTTTGAAGAAGGTGACTATTTTATTTTTTCTTCAGTTACTTTGCCTGGTGGTGGAGCAACAACATACGTTGATACAGATTTTACAACAAATACTTTTGAAGTAACGACAGCATCAACAAATAGTTTTACAGTTACGATGCCATCAAATGAAGGTGGTACAGGAATGACTGCTGGAGGCAGCACATCTTTACAAAAATACGAAACTATTGGACCTATCTTACAGACTGCTGGTTATGGTTGGGGTACAGGTGTTTGGGGTGGATCTGTTGGAAGTATACCTTGGGGTCAACAAACAACATCTTCTACAACTATTCTTGACCCAGGAAGTTGGTCATTAGATAATTTTGGTGAGATTCTTACAGCAACAATACGAAATGGTAAAACATTCACTTGGGATGCGGGTGCTGCTAATCCAACAGCAAATAGAGCAACTATACAAACTTCAGCACCTACAAAATCTATTCTGACAGCAGTGTCAGATCGAGATAGACACTTCGTGCATTTTGGAACAGAAACTATTGTGGGAGATCCAACAAAACAAGATCCAATGTTTATACGCTTCTCAGATCAAGAAAACTTTAACGATTACGAACCTACAAGTGTAAATACTGCAGGGACATTCAGACTAGACAAAGGTAATACAATTGTAACAGCTGTATCAGGTAAAGATTATATTTTAGTTCTTACAGACCAAGCAGCATATACAATGCAATTTGTTGGTCCACCTTTTACATTTAGTATTAGACAAGTAGGTACGAACTGTGGATGTATTGGTCAACACGCTGCAGCATATGCAGATGGTAAAGTATATTGGATGGGTCTTGCAGGTGGATTCTTTGTATTTGATGGTACAGTAAAAAATTTACCAAGTTTAGTTGAAGACTTTGTATTTCAAACTGACGGAGATAATTTAGGTGTAAACTATAATTCTAATGAAATAATCTATGCATCTCATAATTCTTTATATAGCGAGATTATATGGTTCTATCCAAAGGGGACACCGGTCAGCAACCCTTCAACACAAATAGATAGAGCTGTAGTATACAACTATAGAGAAAATACTTGGTCTACGATGTCTTTGGCAAGATCTACATACGCAGATTCAATTACTTATGAAAATCCACAAGCTACTGAATATAATCTTACAGGGACACCACAATTTCCAACAGTACAAGGTGTTACAAATACATTTGGGGCATCTACATTATTTCAACATGAGAATGGTGTAAACAAGGTAGATTTATCTGGAGCTTCATCTGCAATATCAGCTTTTGTATTATCAGGTGATTTTGATATTGATCTTCAAGGCGATGGTCAATTTTTATTAAACGTAAGAAGATTTTTACCAGATTTTAAAACTTTACAAGGTAACTGTACAGTTACATTAGGTACAAAAAACTTTCCTACTTCAAACATTTCAACAAATGTATCTTTTGTTGTAACAGGATCGACAAGTAAAATTGATACTAGAGTAAGAGGCAGATTAGCAAACTTAAAAATAGAAAACAGCTCTGTTGGTGACAATTGGAGATTTGGAACATTTAGAGCAGACGTTGAACCAGATGGTAGAAGATAATGGCAAAGATAACAGTTTACATACCTGAACCAAAAGTAAATTACGAGGAAGAAAACCAAAGGCAAATAATAGCATCTTTGGATACCGTAAAAACACAACTTAATACCTCTTTTCAAGAAGACTTGAAAAACGAACAACAAGCATTTAATTTATTCATGTCATGACAATACAATATAAAAACGAAACATTTTCTTTAGCAAACACAGCAGTAACTTCAGTATTTACTTGTCCTACATCAGGCACGTGCATTGTTAAAGCTGTTGATATTGCTAACGATCATTCAGGAGATGTATTAGTAAAAGGTTCAGTTACACCTTCAGGTGGTTCGGCAGTACAATTTTTTATTAAAACATTAACCACAGATACCTCTAATTCTGCAATAAACAACGTCCTTAATCTAGAAGGTGGTGATGCTATTAACTTTGAAGCCTCAGTAGGTGGTGTTATTACTGGTGTTATCAGTTATGCGTTGATTGACAGGTCACAAGAAAATGGCTAAGAAGAAACCATTATTCGGTGTAAATAATTATAAAAAGAGAACACCCAAAAAAAGACCTGGTCGCCACGCAAAAAAATATAGTAAAAGGAAGCCACGTCGTAAACGCAGTAGAGGACAAGGTAGATGAAAATAATACCCGCTAAAGCAAAAGAGATCATAAAAAATAAAAGAACAGGTAAAATATACAAAGACAAAGTAGAGTTTGACAAGGATGTGGCTGATCCAACAACGGACACCGTACAGTCAGATCTTCAACAGGACTTACAAGTAACTGTTGCTTCTTTAGAAGTATTTGGTAAAACTAAATAATGGACCCTAAAGGCGGAACAGAGCTACAAGTAGCAATGTTAGAGAGACACGTAGACTCTAAGCTACTAGAAAAATTCCAAATTACAACATCAGTGCCAGAGAAGATACCTTTATCAAAAGATAAGATAAATATTTTATGGCAACAAAATTCTTACGATCAACCCAATTTATTCCCTTGGTTTAAAAACAAAGATAATCACGATAAATATGATTGGTATGTATTTAACTCACATTGGTTATATGAAAAGTTTAGATACTTTTTTAAGATTCCTACAGAGCGATGCACAGTAATTAAAAACGCAATTGAAGTTTTTCCTGAAAGAAAGATATATAAACAAGGAGATCCAATACGTATGATCTTTCACCCAACACCTTGGCGAGGTCTTAATGTAATTTTAGGTGCCATGCAATTAGTAAAGAGTGAAGATGTAACTTTAGATGTATACTCATCTACAAAAGTTTATGGTGATGCTTTCAGAGATAAAAATGATGATACTTATAAGCCCTTATATGCGCAATGTGCAGAGATGCCAAATGTTAATTATAAAGGTTGGCACAATAATGATTTTATTACAAGTCATCTACAAGAGTATCAAATCTTTCCTTACTCGAATATATGGGAGGAGACATCTTGTATATCTGCCATAGAGGCTCTTGGTGCAGGTATGCACATGATTACAACAAATTATGGTGCACTTTACGAAACATGTAGTGAATGGCCAGTCTATGTTCAATATGATAATAATCGTAAAAATTTATCTACGTGTTTTGCTTATGCAATAGATGAAGTGCGTGAGTATTTACATACAGATAGATGTCAAGAATATTTACAAAAACAACAAGATTTTTATAAAATGTTTTACTCTTGGAAGAAGCGTAAAATAGAGTGGACTAATTTTTTAGAGGGAGTTGCAAATGCAAAATCATGAACCTATTTGGTTTGACAAAAAAGAAGTGAACTTACCCCAACATAGAATTTTTGTAGCTACACCATGTCATTCTGATTTAACAATACATTACACACAATCAGTTTTAGAATTACAAAAGTATTGTATGCAACAGAAGATTGGTATTATGATACAGCTTTTTAAATCTTCACTTGTAACTCAAGGTCGTAATTTATGTGTATCTGCTTTCTTACAATCTAAATCTACACACATGTTGTTCGTTGACTCTGATATTTCTTTTAAGCCAGAAAGTTTACAACATTTAATCGATGCTAATAAAGATGTTATCTCTATACCATACCCAATAAAAGATATGGCATGGGGTAAAGCACATGATCTAATCAAAAAAGGTAAAATAAAAGATGCAGAGGATTTAAAGAATAAAGGTTTCTATAGATACCCAATAAGAGTTGAGGACACAAAAAATATAAAAATTGATAAAGGTGTAATAGAGGTGGAGCACGTACCCACTGGATTTATGTTAATAAACAGGTCAGTATTTGAAAAGATGAAAAAAGAATATCCTGATAAGGTGATAAACCAAGACACATTGATTAATGGTAAATTACAAAAAATTCCTGATATGTATAATTTCTTCGATACTCTTCATGATCCTGAATCAAAAACTTATATGGGCGAGGACTTTGCTTTTTGCAAACTATGGCGTAAAATAGGAGGCAAATGTCATGCTTACGTTAATGACTATATTAGCCATGTAGGAGAGCATCAGTATACAGGTAGGTTCTCCGATGAGTTGATTGTGTCATAGTAAAATGATAATATTTATAATTGGCTAATTATAATGATAAATTAAACATATGTTACAATTTTTACCTTACGCACTAGCAGCATACGGAGGATACAAAGGATACAAAGCATCGAAAGACGCAGGTGGTTCTGGTATTCAAAGATTATTAGCAGGAGCTACAGGCGCATTTCTAGGATATCAAGGTGGTAAAATGATTCCTGGAGTAAGTAGTGCAGGATTCGGAACTACAGTACCTACTTTCACACAATTAGGGCCAGTAAAAGCATTCGCAAACACTTCATTAGGAGCAATGTTAGGCTTACCTCAAGAAAGCACTTTAGGCACTTTACCAAATTTAGCAAAAGGACCGAACGCATTAAATCTTGGAACTGCAGCCACAACATCAGGAAGCGTTTCAGCTGCAAGCGCAGCTGCTAATAATGACAAGAGAAATATATTACAAAGATTATTTATGAGAAAAAGATATGTTGGTGACACTGCTACTGGTGAATATCAAATAGATCCATTCAAAGCAGCCTTTGCAGTTGGTGCAGGAACTTATTTAGGTGGAGCGTTTGATCCAAAACCACAAACAATATTTACACCAGGATACAATTTAGGTGTTGCTGAGCTTCAAGAAAAAAGAGGTGGTTTAAAATACATAGATCCAGAAACAGGAGAAGAGAAAACATACGCACAAGTTTATATACCTGAAGTAGGTAGAAATCCTGAGTTTCAAATAGGTAATATAGAAATGAATAAATTCACTTACAACAAAGGTGGATTAGCAGAAATAAAAAAATTCAACCAAGGTGGTATAAACTATCTACCAAGTAAAACAACACACGATGAAAACGATAGTAATAATTATGTAAGGGCAACGGGATACGTCGAGGACGGATCAGGCACAGGAGATAAAGACGAAGATACAATGTTAGCTCAATTAGCAGACGGAGAGTTTGTAACAAGAGCAGACGGAGTGTTAGGAGCTGGAATCATAGCTGGTGGTAATCCAAGTAGTATAAAAGATATGCGAGAAAAAGGTGCATCATACTTCTATGAACAGCAAAAGAGATTCAAACGAGTCTACGACTTGCTACAAAAAGGAAAAGATGCAGAAAGTAAAACAGTTAACTAAACCAAAGATAGACATCATATCTATCGAACCTCAATACATAGATAAGTTTTGGCCTCTATGTGATTTTATGATCGCAGAAGCTTTACAATATTCAGGTGGGTTTGCATCACCTCACCACATAAAAGATCTTCTAAAGAAAGATGAAGCGCAGTTATTTTTAGCCTTTGGTAATGACGAAGAGGAATTAAACCAAGTCTTTGCTCTTATGGTAACAAGAATAGCTGCACTACCTAATTTTAATCAACTTGAGGCTATAATTACTACGGGTAAAAAGAGATATTTGTGGGAAGACGCACTAGTGTCAACAGTCACAAAGTTTGCTAAACTAAATAACTGTAAAAAATTATCTTTTTGGTGCAGACCAGGTTGGGCACGAGTTTCTAAAAAGTGGGGTTGGAAAGTTAAACATATTCAAATGGAGAGAGACGTATAATGGGATCGATAGTAAGTAAAATTTTTGGTGGTGGCGGAGGTGGTTCTGCACCTGCTCCAGCACCTGCAGGAAGCGGAACATCTTTTCAAACATCCGTAATTAGAGAAGCTCCTGGTATAGAAGAAAGAAAAATAGAATTATTAGATTTAGCTAGAGCTGCAGCACAACAACCAATGACAATTCCAGCATTACAAGTAGCTGGTTTAGATCAGTTAGAACGACAAGGACTAACGGCTGCCGGACAAGTTGGTGTTGGAGCACCTACTACAACAGCAGGAATAGGACAATTACTCGCTGCACAGACACCAAACATTTCACAATTTTTTAATCCTTATCAACAATTTGTTACAGACGAAATAGGTAGACAAGCACAAATTCAACAAAACCAATTAGCTGCGCAGGCAGTTGGAGCAGGAGCTTTTGGTGGTGGACGACTAGGTGTTGCTCAATCTGAATTAGCCAATAGAGCATTACAACAAATAGGTTTATCACAACAACAAGGTTTCAACACAGCTTTAGGTGCTGCGCAAGCTCAACAAAGAACTTTGGGTGATATTGGTTTAGGTTTAGGAAATCTTGGACAACAGCAACAACAAATGGCACAACAAGATATACAACAATTGTTTGATGCGGGTGGTGTACAAAGACAATTAGCACAACAGACTTTAGATGCTGCAAGAGCTTCAAGATTACAACAAGCTGGAGAACCTTTCCAAAGATTAGACTTCTTATCAAACATTTATGCTGCAGGACCAAAATCTCAGTCATCACTTGGTTCATCAACTGCACCTACACAAAGTCCTTTGGCTCAAGCAGTAGGAACAGGTATTGGAGCATTTACTGCATTCGACGCAATGCAACAACCAAGGACGACGTAACATGTCCGTAAATAATGTTTTAAATAGACCAATGTTTAGACAGGTAGCTTTGCGAAAAGGCTATCTTAAACCTATCAAAGCATCGAATGGTAATTTTGTAATGAGTCCTACACCAACAAGTTTTCAAACGGCTTCAAATTTTAGACCACCAATGAACGTCCCTCAACCTGGATTTTTTAGAGGCACAGTAATGCCTGCTGCTGGAGCAACAGGAAGATTTTTAAAAAATCAATTTGGTTTAAGAGGTTTAATAGGTGGAGGGGGTACAGCTATGTTATCTAATGACTTGCTTACAAAGCTTGGTGTAGGTGGACCATTAAAAACTGGTATTAATATAGCTGCTGGTGCGTTGGGTGTGACACCAATTGGAAGAGCTATTGGTTATGGTTATACAGGTTTAAAAGGTTTGGGTTTATTATTAGATAAAATTAGAAGAGATAATACTAATCCAAATTTACAATACGGAGATACATTAAAACAAATTACCAGCGGAGTCATAGGTGGAGAACCATTATTAACAGGTGACAAAGTTATTAATCCTTTTAGACCAATTGATCCATCAAAAAGAAAATCTAGAGGACAAGTAAAAAAAGAAAGAGAAGAGCTAAAAAAATTAGTTGCTATGCCAACGGAAGCATCAGAAGGTGCCATTGATACTTCTAAATTGAATGTAGCCAAAGCAGAGGGTGAGCAAAATGTAAAAGGCACAGATTCGATAAATGTTGCAGAGATAAAAAATAAAGCTATAGAAAAATCAACGGGTGTAGATGGAGGCCTTAAAGGTCCTGTCGGAGCAGAGCCAGGAGCTGCAATGGGTCCAATCATTGAGGGATCTATCGCCTCGAAGCCTGAAGCTCCAATAAAAGAACCAAAAAAAGATACGCTAGGTGTAAGTGACATTAAAAAAGATACACCGTTTGCTCAACAAATAGCATTAGCAAGAGAAATTAAAGCAGAGTTAATGAAAGGTAGAGATCCTGGTCTTGCAAGAAGAACATTCTTGTTAAATTTAGCTGCAGGATTAATGAGCGGCACAACGAAAAAACAAGGTCTTGCTGGAGCAATCGATGTATTTGGGCAAGCATTAGGTCCAGCATCAAATAATTATGCAACACTTAAATTAAAAGAGAGTGAATTAGAAAACAATTTAATGTCGGAAGCTCTTGAAATGGCTACAGAACAATTCAAAGCAGCAAACGATATTGATATGTTAGAAGGTGATTCTGGTGTCGTACAAATAATGGGTGCAGATGGAAAACTTCGTAACATCGCTGGTAAATCGTTAAAAGATGGTTCAGTACAAATTGCTATACCAGGTGCTTTAACACAACAAGGAACACAAGCCTTTCAAACTGTCCCTTATGGTGGGTATGTAAGATTTATTAAAAGAGAAAAAGCAAATGAATTACAAAGCAAAGTATTAAAAGATATATCAGGTGCATATAAAGGTTATGCATTTAACAAAATTAACTTACAAATTCTTGAACAAGCACAAAGAGATAACAAACAACTTGCAGGTCCAAGAGGTAAACTAAATTTATTATACAGTCGTTTAAGTGGTGCTGCATCTGACTTTGATTTTAGTATTGGTTCAAATAAAGCTGATCTAAATGATTTTTTCACAAAAGATTTTTTAACGGAAGAGAATATTAAGTCTTATGCAGAGGATAGAAATATTACCACTCAAAGAGCTGAAAATGAATTAAAGAAACAAATGGAAGAAATATATAAAGAAAGACAAACACAATTAAAAGCTTTCATTTCTCCTGTTGGTACAGATGATTCACAAGATTTAGAAAGACTTGCAATCAATGAAACAATAACAGTTTATGCCTTAGCAAACGCATTAAAATCAAAAGACAGATTAACACAAAAAGATATTCAGAATGCTAGAGAGCTAGTAAACATCTTCCCTATTGGTAAAGGTCAAGTACAAGTAATACAATCATTAAGAGCGATCAATGAAACTCTTATCAAAGATATTGAAAGATTAGAGAACGACTTTACAAATCAAGCATTCGGTGACTACATTATTCTTGAGCAATACAGAAATAAATATGGTTTAAGTTTAGGTGAGACTGAAGCTCCGGCTGGCACAACTAAAGATAAACCCACAAGTGAATTATTGGAAGGATATGATAAATAATGGCTACTTTAGAATCATTACAAAAACAATTAGATGAACGATCATTAGACCCATCAAAGTTAAATAGAAAACAAAGAGAAATAATAGACACTCTTATTGATCGTGGTGATTTAAAAGGTCCTAAGATGAGTGAACTCGCCATGCAAAGAGACCTTGTAACATCAAGATTAGCTAGACAAGATACTCAACGAAAGGATCCAATAGCTGCAGCTGGTGGAGCAAATCAAGCTACATATGAATTGGTTGGTGATCTTACAGGAAGTATTGCACCTTACGTAGCAAACAGGCAACAAATTTTTGGTGCAGCAAAATCAGGTAATCTTTGGAATAGAGGTCCAGGTCCGTTACTAACAAAAGCAACAGCGATAGCAGATAGATTACCAGGAAGATTTAAATTTTTAGGAGGTGCATTAAAACTTTTAGCTAGAGCATCTGACGTTCCTGCAAAAGTTGTGCAGAGTCCATTAGGAAGAACAGAATTATACTCGGTATTAGGTGGAACAGCAGGAGCTGGAGCCGGTGCGATTACTTATGACGTTCTTAATGAGACAGCAGGTGTAAAAATAGCATCAGCTATAGGTGATGATTTATCAGAAATAAAACAAAGTGAAGTAGATCGAGATATTGTAACAAACGCAGCAGTGGCAATGAAGAATGCATTTTATTGGAATGCAGGCGCCGCAGCTCTTGGTCCTTTTATATTTGGGCCAATGGCAAAAGGTATACGAAATTTGTTTGGTACAGTTGGACCAGATCAAAAAAAATTAGCTGAATTTGCTAGAGATAAAGGATTACCGATTCCTTTACTTTCGGCAATGAAAGATGACGTTCTAACAGGTAAAGGCGGAACTTTTGCTGAACTAGGTAAAAAGTATTTTAGATTTTTAGGAGTATTCCCTTTTGTTTCAAAAGTAGGTAGAGATGCTCTTCAAGGAGCTGAACAAGAAGGTGGTAAAATGTTTTTAAACAATTTATCGGCATACGCTCCAATAGTAAAAGCATCAGTGTTATCTGATTCAGTATACAAACAAGCAACAAAAACTTATGCTAAAAATGTAGATCTATATACACAGGCATATAACAAATTTGATTCATTGGTTGCAGCTACGGGTAATCCAGCATTAATAAAACTTACAAAGACTCAACAAGCAGCGAAAGAATTTTTAGAACAAAACAAAAATTTGTTTCCTGAGTTTAGTAGATATGTAGATGGTTTTGGAGATTTAGATACTAAGACTTTAGAGAAAGTTTTAACTAAATCAGGAGATCCAATAAATACATTTATGAAAGCAATGTTAGCCATTGGTGATGGTAGAATAACACCATCACAATTTAAAGGCGTAATGACTATGCTTGGTAGAGCTATTGAGGGTTCTGAGTATCAAACCTTAAAAAACCAAATGTTTATAATGCGTGAAGCAATGGAGGCAGACTTTAATGCATTTGGTGGTAATTTAACGAAGGGTGCATTACTTGCTGATGAAGGTATAAAAGCTACATATGATACAATTCTGAAGAACAACGGACAGGGTTTAGCTGATGATTATATCAACTCAACAATATCTGCAGGTGAAAAACTCAAAGATCAATTAACGACAGCAAATACAATTTTTTCATCAGTACAGGGGTTTTATCAGAGAGCACCTATAATTAAATCAATTAGAGCTTTAGACAGAAATGCTTTCACAGCGCAAAGTTTGGAGGGAATATATGGCACTCAAGCAATATTTCCTGATCAATTATTTGGTGCAATTGAAAGAAATGTTTTTGCAGGTAATTCTGCAGATGCAATTAAACAGTTCAAAATTATGATAGGAGCTGAAGGTGCAAGCGAGGTAGGTATTAAAGCTACAGAAGGTGGTAAAGCATTGTTTAAAGCAGCAAATGCAAGATATATGTTTAATACTTTTTTAGAATCTTTTGATAGTGTTAACTCTCCACAAGCAAGATCAATATTTAGAACTTTAACTAAAGGTCCTGAAATTCAAGCAGGAACAAAATATTTACAGGATTCTATGGGCACACTTACAAGAGCTGAGAAAGCTGCGCTTCCGGATTTTAACATTAATACTATAAAACAAACTAATGGTATTTATGATATTGCAGATATTAGATTTAGTCCAAATGATTTTGCTAAATTCAACATAGACTCATTTATGAATAAGTTAGGAGCAGGTAAAGCAACATCTGAGACTGGTCGAGCTAAACTTGCAGAGATGTTAGGTAAAAACGGAGCAGATGAGTTATTTAACTTTGCAAGTTATATGAAGGCAATTTCTGACGTGCCTATCACAGACACATCACAATTCTTACAAAGAAGATTAACTTTAGGTGGATCTATTGGTGGTGGTCTTTTAATCGGTAGTGGATTTGTTGCAAGTCCGTTAGCACCCTTGGTAATGATTTTATTAGCGAGAAGAGCAGGTCAAATACTTACGGACCCTGTAGCGTTACGAGCAATGAACGATGCGTTGTTGCCAGATGAAACATTAAAATTATTAAGAGGTGAGAAAATAGGTCGAGGAACTCCTAGAGCTATTTTACCTGGTCGAGATTATTATTCAGGTAGAAGTATAAATACAATTGTAAATTCTTTATCAGGTAATGGCATTACAGGAAAAATTGGTTCTGTTACTGATTCGGCATTTAAACTTGGCCTTACAAGAAAGAGAGAAGGTTTTGCAAGATTACTTAATTATTTAAACGAAGAAGATAAAGATATTCCTTTTGTAGATCCTAAAAATATTGATGAAGAAAGAATTAGAGAAGAGTTGTTAAATCTTTCAATAAGAATACCTCAACCAATATATGATGAGAAAAATTTACCTAAACATACATATGATACATTGTTTGCACAAAACTTTAGCGGATCATCAGGAAATGTAGAAGAAGACAACAACTTAGTAGCTATGGTAGATAGGTCTGTACAAAATCAAATTGAGGCTGCCGTAGATCAAGAGGAGCGAGATGTTGAAGCTGATACAGCTCCTGTAACAGATGATCTCCAATTAGAAAATCCTGTGCCTTCAAATGTAAATGTTCCAACGAACACCGGCCAGGTATCATCACAAGAGGTAGCTTCATTATATCCTTTTGATTCTACTTCTATTGCTGCAGCAAGAAGGAGAGAAACAAATGGCCAACGGTAAAGATCCAAGAACTACAGGTGAGCATATCATAGCTTTGTATGGTCATATATCAGGACTTAAAAAACAACAAGATCATATGCACAAAGGTCTTGATGATGTAAGGCAAAAAGTAAATTGGTTCTTTGTTGCATTAGTTGGTGGTATGGGTGCAATTATTTTGACTTTGGTCAATCTTTTGGCTAATTAGTATATGTGATCAAAATAAATAAAAAATTCACTTACAAAAAACATAATAGATTTCATACAGAAACAGGCAGAAAATACTTAGTTGATGATATAGGTGTACCAGGAGTAACAACGATATTAAGTGCAACTAAAGATACAAAAACGCTTGATGATTGGAGAAGAAGAATAGGTAATGAAGAGGCAGACAGAATAATGAAGAACGCATCTGCCGTAGGCACAGAGATGCATAAGGTTCTTGAATTTTATTATAATAATGAAAAGTATTATAACGCTACTGACTTTGGTGTTTTACCACGTAAGATGGCTGAAATAATCAAAGAAAATCTTAAAATAGATGAAGTTTGGGGTAATGAGGTGTCTCTCGCTTATAACCAAGATTATGCAGGTACAACAGATATGATAGCTTTAAGTGATGGAAAGCCCACTATTGTTGATTTTAAGCAATCAAATAGGCCAAAAAAAGAAGAATGGGTAGATGATTACAAACATCAGTTAGGTGCCTATTATTTGGCCCATAGAACGCATTACGGAGCCATAGAGCAGGGTGTAGTAGCTATCGCGACCCGAGGACTGCAATACCAGGAATTCAAGCTCCAAGAGCCTGAATTGGACGAGTACGCTAATAAATTTCTCGAAAGATTAAAGATATTTAATGATCAAATGAAAAAAGGCTAAATAAGCCATTGTTTAGCATCTTCACCCAATGTTTGTGCAGATAACTGAATTTTTTTCTTCAACGCAGCAACAATCTTAAAATCAATAGTATCCTCAACCATAATATCAATATAAACAACATTTTTATTTTGTCCTATTCTGTGAGCCCTATCTTCTGATTGTCTTCTAACTTCTAAGTTGTAATTGTTGGAGTAATAAATGACATATTTTGCAGCCGTGAGTGTAAGACCATAACCACCAGTTACAGGATTAGCAACGAAGAATCTACAAGTAGGATCATTTTGAAAACGATCTACGGCTTCATTTCTATCTTCGACAGTTATAGCACCATACATTTGCACCACCGATTCTTTTCCATATTTTTTAGTTAGAGCAACAACAATTTCATTAATATTATGTATGTAAGTAGCCCATATAATTACTTTGTCCTCTGTCTCCTCTAATATCTCAAGCATTGCTTTAAGTTTTGGGTTTTCAAACTGCATCATACCACCGTTATCATCCTTACAATGTCCGTTTGCTAATTGATGTAATCTTAATATTTCAGTCAATTGATTGTGTACTGATATAGTGCCTTCTTCGAGTAAAGCTAAAGCATTCATTCGTAGGCTTTGATATGCTCTTTTTTGTTCGCCTTCAAGTTTAACTGTACGGATCTGGTATAATTTATCAGGAATATCTAAACACTCATCTTTTGTTACTCTGTATGAAAAATGTTTTAATTTATGTTCTAATTCCTCAAGATTTTTAAAAGATGTTGGCACAGAAATAGTTTCTCCTTGTGCTACATATACTTCCTCAAAGTTGCAATATCGGTTTCTAAAAGCATAAAAACTAGTAAACCCTAAAAGTTGTGGATCAAGAAAGGCACATTGTGTATAAAGATCTAATGGAGATTTTGTTACTGGTGATCCTGTTAATATACGGCGCATTTTCGATAGGCTTCTTAATTTTAAAATGTTCTTTGTTCTTAGTGCTTTTGGGTTTTTTATTGTGGTTGATTCATCCACTATTGTAATATTGTTTCTGTTATCTCTTAAAAATTCTTCACATGCTTTCAAACCTTTTTTTGTAGATAAAGCTTCAACGTTTATTAGAAAGATTCTAAGTTTGCTTGGGTCACCCCATTTAAAATTCTTTTTTGTCTGTTTCCATATATAAAACACAGGGTCAATCGAATCAGGACAATGCTTTGCAAATTCAGTTTTCCATACTGAGTATACAGATTTAGGGGCTATAATAAGCGCGGATTTACACAAGTTTTTTAAATATAGGTAAGAAATATTGTCTATTGTTGTTTTGGTTTTACCAGTACCCATTTCCATAAAATACGCGAAGTTTATTGCATTTGATGATGCTTGTAACGCAGTCCTTTGATGTTCAAAGGGTTTAGTTTTATACGGGTATTTCCACATCCACAATCTTTTACAATTTTCTCCTTGCCTTTTCAATAAGAAAATATAATGTCCGACTCAAGATATGGATATTGAAAAGTTTTCTAATTTAAGTTTAGACCAAGACTCTGTGAAATCAATCACAAAGGCTTGCAATGAAATGAAACAACTAGAAAATGAAATCGAAAACGATGAAGAAGTCCTTGCCAATAAGAAAAAAAGATTAAGAGATTATGTAGAAAGAAAAGTGCCTGAGCTTATGCAAGAAGCAGGAGTTAATACACTTGTCTTAACAGATGGCAGTAAAGTAGAGGTTAAACCTTTTTATGCTGCTAAGATCCCTGAATCTAGAACACAAGAAGCGTTCTCTTGGTTAAGAGATAAAGGTTATGGTGATTTAATTAAAAATCAAATCACTGCATCATTTAACAGAGGTCAAGATAATTTGGCTTCTGAACTTATCAAAGTTTGTAATGAGCATGGGTTTAGATATGTTCAAAAAGAGAAAGTCGAACCTATGACGTTAAAAGCTTTTGCAAAAGAACAAGTCGAAAAAGGTAAGGAGCTCCCGTTTGATTTATTCGGTGTCTATATCGCTAATAAAGCAAAACTAAAAACGAAGGAGTAATATGTCATCAAGTAAAGACGTAGACGTAAAAAAGAACAACGCACTAGCAACGGTTGATATCGAAAAATTTGCTGATCAAGGTTTTGATAACATTGATAGCAAGAGTCTTCAGCTACCGTTTCTAAAAATACTATCTCAACTATCACCACAAGTTACGCAGGGTGATTCTAAATTTATTGAGAAGGCTAGACCAGGAATGATCATTAACACTGTTACAGATAAACTGTATGATGGTGTTAAAGGTATAAGAGTTATACCAGCTTTCTATAAGTTTGAGTACATTGAATGGGCAGATCGTGGTCAAGAAGGCAGCACTGCACCAAGAAATGTTTATCCTGCTGATTCAGATATCATCGCTAAGACGACTAGGGGTGATGATGGTAAGGATAGATTACAAAACGGAAACTACATAGAAGAAACAGCATCTCATTATGTTGTAATTTGTGAAGAACAAATGGCAACAGAGGCTCTGATTACAATGAAGTCCACTCAAAGAAAGAAATCTAAAAAGTGGAACTCTATGATGAACCTTATGCAAGTTCCAAAGAAAAACGGAAAAGGTTTTTTTAGACCTGCACCGTTTACTCAACTATACAGATTAAAAACTGTGCTTGAGAAAAATAATCTTGGATCTTGGTATGGATGGGAAATAACTTCTGAAGGCACATGCGATAATCAAGGTTTAGTAGAAAGAGCTGCTAAATTTAGAGAATCTGTTATGGGTGGTTCTGTTAAAGTTAAACACAACAAAGAAGAACAACAAGAAAAAACACCATTCTAATTATGGATTTTAGTCAAACCTTGGAGCAGTTTAAAACACTGTTCCAAGGATCCCATACTTATTATGGTTCTTCAAAACCTCTAGGCACTAAGAATGCCAAGGGCAAAGAAGAATATTCACATTGGATGAATCAGTTTCCAATGGAGGATAAACACTGGCTTGAGCATTTAGAAGGCAAAGCTTATCATGGATCTATACCAATAAGAGATGACTCTACTTGCTCATGGGGTGTTATCGATGTAGATCGATATAATATAGATCACAAAAAATTTATAAAATTAATCAGAGAAAGAAAATATCCATTAGTACCTTATAGATCTAAATCAAATGGATTGCATTTAATATTACATTTAAAACACAAAGTGCCTGCAGAAGACATGCGTAAAAAATTAATTATGATTGCTTCTGATTTAGGTGTAAATGATACAACCACTGATATTTTTCCAGCACAAGACACCGTAGATTTAAGTCCTGAAAAATGGGATGATAAACAAAAGGGACAATTTGTTAATTTACCATATCAAAATGCAAAATTTTCTACACGATGTGCAATGGATAATGAAGGTAATTCGTTAAAGTTTGAAGATTACCTTAAGTTTGTAAAACAGTTTGTAATTACCAAAGAACATTTTTACGACATCAGACCACAAGGCGAATCAGAGAATAAGGAATGGCCTAACTGTGTAAATAAATTTTTAAGAAACCAAGTCAAAGAAGGTGAAGGCAGAAACGATGCTATGTTTAATGTAGGAATATTAGCAAAAAAAATTAATTCGGATGTTGATTATTATTCTGAAATGATGCGAGATATGAATAAAAAGATTTGCGTGCCACCACTCAATCCCAAAGAGATTAATAAAGTAATAGAACAAGTCGGTAAGAATGAATACAGCTTTAAATGTGGGACTTCAATAGCACGTTCTTTTTGTAATGGATCTAGACAATGTGCTAAAAGAAAATATGGTATTGGTCTTAACGAGGCCTTACCTGAAGTAGGTAAACTAACGAAAGTAAATACTTATCCTGATCCATACTGGTTACTTCCAATACAAGGTAAGGTGGTTCGACTAGAAACAAAACAATTGTACCAACAACAATTATTGGGAGAGAAACTATTAGCACACGATATCGTTTGGCGGCCATTGAAACCAAGTAAACGTGACCCAGATCCTTACAGAGATTGGTTAGAAGAATTAATTACTAATAAAAAAGATATGGAAGATGTAAATCGTGAAGACGAGAGAAAAGAAATATTCAATACAAGAATGGTTAAATTTATTGAAGATACCAATGTTGTTGATGAATTTGATCAGATCGACCATGATAATATTTGGCAGGACAAAGAAGAGGTAAGATTTAAGCTAGATACATTTAGATTATTTATGAAAAAACAGGGGTATAATTGGTCTGAAAAAGAATGTACTATGTATCTAAAGGAAAACGGTTGTGGCCAAAGCAAAAAATTCCAAGGCAATAACACGAGACATTGGTTCTCCGAGTTGCCAAAACAAACAGAGCATAAAAATAAAAATGTCAAATTTAATAAAGCAAAAGCTCCATGGGAAAACAATTAAATTTTTTGGTCCACCGGGCACTGGAAAAACACACCGGTTGCTTCAGCGTGCTAAAAGATTTTTAAGAAGAGGTATATCACCCGACGAGATTTGCTACATATCGTTTACAAATAAAGCTGTGCAAGAATGCTTGGACAGGGTTAGGAAAGAATTCAAAGGCTACGATGAAGATGATTTTAAATATTTTAGAACATTACATAGTTTGGCAAGACAACAGTTTGCAGAGATACCTGTATTAGATCCACGTGTAGATATGCTGCAGTTTCATACCGAGTATGGCACAGTCAAATTAAATTACAAACCTAATTGGGATGATCAAAATGTATATAATAATTGGTCCTTACAAATTTACGATAAGGCGAGGAACATGAAGGTCGATCCTGTAGAGCTTTACAAAAAAGAACCACGTAAAAGAGTTAGACTTCAACAATTCAAATCAATCATACATAACTATGAAAGATATAAGACCTATGAAATAGAACCAGGTAAATTTAAAAATGATAGACTAGATTTCACCGATATGGTTGAGAAGTATATTAAATCAGGGTTGGCAATAAATTTTAAAGTTTTAATGGTAGATGAAGCTCAAGATCTTACCCCTCTGCAGTGGGACATGGTTGTAAAATTAGCTATGCATGCAGACAAAGTTTATTTAGCAGGAGATGATGATCAAGCGATCTTCT